TGGCAGCGAATTTATCGCGGATGCGTTCGCCGGTGACCTCGCGCTCGAACTGGGCGAACGAGAGCAGGATGTTCAGCGTTAGCCGCCCCATCGACGTCGTGGTGTTGAACGCCTGCGTCACGGAAACGAACGTCACGTTGTTGCGGTCGAACACCTCGACCAGCTTGGCGAAGTCCATCAGCGAGCGCGACAGGCGGTCGATCTTGTAGACGACGATAACGTCGACCAGCCCGGCCTCCACATCTTCCAGCAGGGCCTTAAGGCCGGGGCGATCAAGGGTGCCACCCGAGAATCCGCCGTCGTCATAGCGTTCGCGCATGCAGACCCAGCCTTCGGCGCGTTGGCTGGCGACATACGCTTCGCAGGATTCCCGCTGGGCATCGAGGCTGTTGAACTCCATGTCCAACCCTTCCTCGCTGGATTTGCGCGTGTAGACGGCGCAGCGCAGGCGGCTCGTAGGTGCTGTTTCCTTCATGCTGCAGCCCTCTTGTTCTCGCGCAGGCCGAAAAAGCGGTAGCCGTTCCACTGCGTTCCGGTGATGTCGCGGGCGATGGCGGACAGCGACTTGTATCGGCGCCCCTGCCAATCGAAGCCGCCTTGCAGGACCGTGACTACGTGCTCGACGCCGTCCCATTCCCGAACCAGCCGTGTGCCAGTGACCGGATTGCGTGGGTCGTTGATCACGGACTTCCTGACCTTCTTACCCTCGACCTCGTCAGCCAGCGCGTCCAGCAGCCTGCTGACCGGCTTGTGCAGACCGCCATAGGTCAGTTCCTGGATCCGATAGGCCAGTCGCTGCTCGAGAAATGTTCGGCTGTTGTTGGGCGGCGTTGATCCCATCAGCGTCTGCCATTCGGCCTTCAGCTCATTGACCGTCATGGCCTTGAGGCTTGCCAGCCTCGCCAGCACCGGCCCGTCGTCTTGGTGTTGCATTATCGTCCTCCTTTTCGGGCCTTGTGCCCAGGACGACTGACGCTCTTGCTGGCCGAGATAGCGAGCGAACTATCTCCGCTATCAGCAGATATAGAACTGGACTGTTCGCGCAGACGCTGAATGCCGGCTGCCAAGATGCGGCCCAACTCGGCGAGCCGAGCTTCGGCGCTCATCTGGTCCGGATTGATGCCACTGGTTCTGGTCATGCGGCGCTCCGGCGTGTCTGCCCGAAGACCGCCGACGTGATCGCATGACGGTTCCAGTAGTAGCGCAGCTGGCAATTGGCGTCGTACTTGGAGAAGCCGAAGTTCATCGGCGACACAGACGCGCCAGCCCTGCGCAGGCATTCGAGCTGCTTGGTGGAAGCCGGCTCCTTCAGCCAGCGCTTGCTTTTGGCGGCAGCGAAGCTGGTCTCGGCCGAGCGGAGGAAATCATCGGCTTCGGCAAGGACCTGCACCTTGGTCCCGATTGCGATCTTGCGCGGGGTACCGGTCTTGGGACCGCCCAGGGCGTGCCAGAGGGAGCCGTCATGGAACACACCTGCCCATGCGTCAAAGCCGCTGGCGATCAGTGACGACCCGTCGCCACTTACGTCGCACCACTGGAAAGGCGACTGGTTCAGCAGGTCGATTTCCAGCAGTTCGAAATCAGTCAGTACGTGCTTCTCGCCGACCTGGCGGGTGAAGACATGGCCGCAGAAAGGGCATTCACCCGTCCCGAGCGGGATCTCGGCCTCGCAATCAGGACAGGTCTTGTAGGGCGCAGAGCCGGGGTCCGTGTCGTCGTCGTCGAGTGAAATTTCCTGCTCGAGGCAGCCATGACGAATGGCGGCGCCCGCGAAGTCGAGAATGACGCAGTCAGTCTTGATGATGCCGGGGTAACGCTGCGGGTCTACCTTGCGCAGCCCACGCCCGACCGCCTGGATGAAAGTGCCCTTGTGGAGCATCGGGCGAAGGATGCCGATGCAGCCTACCGGTTGGCTGTCAAAGCCTTCGGTCAGCACCATGCAGTTGGTCAGGACTTGGACATCCCCCCGGTCGAAGCGCGCGATGAGATCCGCACGGTCAGCACCTGCCATATCGCCGGAAATCGTCTCAGCCGTCACCCCGGCGGACCGGAAAGCTGCAGCGACTGCATCTGCATGGTCGACGGTTGAACAGAAGAAGATGGTCCGACGGTCACCGGCCTTTTCTTTCCAATGCCGCACGACCGCATCATTGAGCACGGCCCGGTTCAGAACCTTGTCCGCCTGGCGCATGTCGAAGTCGCCTGCCGTGGCATCGATGTCGGCAAGCTCGTCGCTTACCCCAAGGTCCATCGTGTAGGTCCGAGGCGGTACGAGGATGCCCCGGGCGATCAAGGTCCCGATCTTCAGCTGATAGCCGATGTTGCTGAAGGTCTGGCGAAGGGAGCGGCCATCCCCGCGGCTCGGCGTCGCCGACAGCCCGAGAATCTTTACGTTCGGGTTGATGCGGCGGACATCATTGACAATGTCCATGTAGCCGGTCGCCGCAGCGCGGTGACATTCGTCGATGACGAGGTGCGAGAGGTGCCCGATGTCTGCGCGGCGATTGGCACGAGCGAGGGTCTGGACGCTGCCGAAGACCAGCTGGCCGGTCCAGTCGTTCTGCGACGCCTTGACGATTGAGGAGCGCAGTCCGGTGATGCCGCTGATCGCCGCAAGGTTCTGCTGGACCAGTTCATCCGTATGCTGGAGCATCAGAATGCGGGCATTGCGCTGATCTTCCGCTTCTTCGGCGATGTAGAAGCCAGCGACCGCCGTCTTGCCGGCGCCGGTTGGAAGCATGAGGATCGTGTTGCCGTAGGCAGCCGTCTTCGCTCGGGCGGCATCGACTGCCGCCCGCTGGTAGTCCCGTGGAATCATGGTGGTGCCTCCGCTTACTGGGCCCAGAACGGCGCGCCGCCGTTCGAGGGAGCCATTGCCGGCGCGCTGGCGGCAGGCGCGTATGCGCTGGGCGTGGTGCCCATCAGGGCTGCGTATTCAGGATGCTGGGGGCCGATGGCGGCGACGATAACGTTGCGGCCCTGGTCACTGGGATCGTTCTTGTCGCGCTCGATCCCGATCTTGGCGATGAAGGTCAGGCCGCTCATATCCCCGAAGCTGCGGATCGTGCGCTTTGCACGGGCCTGGTCCGAGGTGTCGTCGGAGCGGACGCCATGCGCGGACTCGAGGATGCCGCGCAGAAGGGCCCTGCCGCGGTTCGCATAGGTGTCCTCGGCCCCGGTATCGGCGTTACGGCCACGGAAGCCGATGCGCGTATAGATACGACGGCGCGCATGCGAGCCTTCTTCGATGACGCCTTCGGTGTTGAGGTAAAGGGCGGAGCTGCTCTTGCTCTGGGTGAGCCAACCTTCGGGGCCAGCGCCACCGGGGCGGATGGTCAGGTGAATGCGTACCAGCGTGTTGGCGGGAATAAGGGCGAAGGCCGAATCCTGAGTGTCGGCGCTGTTGAAATCCATGTCGATCATGTTGTTACGCTCCAGCTTGCGCGGGGTTGGTGTCGGGAAGTTCGAAATCGAGGCGGGTCGCCGGCGGCGCGGAGAGCGGGCCGCGGATCTTGTCCATCAGGCGCCCGAGATGGGCGGGTTCGATGGTGTTGAGACGACCGGACCGGTCCTTGGCGGGGAAACCGAACTCGTTGAGGGTCGTGCAGACGAAGGCGCGGTACGGAGCCCCTTCCGCCGGACGGATGTCGGCAAGGGTCACGATCTCATCGACGATGCCGGGAAGTTCGAGACCGGTCTTGCTCCCCTCGATCTGCAGGGAGAAGAACGGACGGTTGAAATCGTCCAGCCGCTTGTCGAGCAGCCCGACCAGCCAAACGTTCTTGTCCGGGGTGTGCTGCAGATGGGTCAGCCAGCCGATCATCTCCTGACCAAGCAGGCCATAGGCTCCGCGCATGTCAGCCTTGCCGCTGCGATCGGAAGTCGCCTGCGGCTGGCCCTTTGCCCACTGCAGGCAAAGGCGCGACGCCACGGTGATCGAGTCCACGAAGATCGTGTCGTACTTGGCGAGGACGTTGGGCGGGCCGAAGGCATTGCACACCCGCGCGTAGTCGGCGCGGCTGTAGCTCTGGTCGTCACGCATGGCCGGATTAGGGCCGCCAATCCAGCAGGCCAGGTCGCGTGCGCGGTCCCAGTCACGGAGACGGATTTCATCGCCCGGCCAACCCTGAACAGCAAGTTCGCCAGCCTCGAGGTTCAGGAAAAGCGTCTTGTCCGGGTCGAGCGTCCAGAGCTGCGACGTCTTGCCGATACCGGAGGTGCCCGTAAGCACCCCCTTGATACCGCGACGTTCCTTAAGGCGTTCGTCGGCCGTGATGATCTGCAGCGGCCCGCTGCTGAAGGGGGCGCTCACTTGCCGCCCTCCAGATCGCGCAGCGCTGCTTCAACCGCGTTGTCGCAACCGTGGGCACCCTGACGACGGGCGCGCTTGACGATCTCGCTGAGCCCGTAGGCGATGGTGTTCAACGCGGTCGCCTGGCGGGAAATCGCTACTTCGGCGAAGGCTACTTCGTCGAGAGTGGCATCCACCGTCGGGATGTAGGCGGCCGGCTCGTCACCCATAGCCGGCACAGTGAGAATTTCAGGCACCTCGCGCAGCCACAGGGACTTGCGAAGGCGCTTGAGAGGCGAAGTCGTAATCATTTCGAG